AGTGTTCTGTATTTGAATCGTCGTTATGCGTAGAGAATAAGCGATATGTGGTTGCTGTCTGTGGGTGATCTTGGAAAGTACCAGTCGTGCCAATAGCACCTGCAGAAAAAGAACCTGTGTTCGCTACCGTATCGATAAATACAGCGTCTGCACTTTCAACTACACCTACAGTTCTACCACCCGTTACAGTATTAACAGATGTAGTGCCTATGTAAAATAAACCTGGTCGCATGCTAGCGTCAGCATCATTTACATTTGTAACATCTGAATACACAGAATCAAGTGCTGGTTTTATTAAAGTATCAAACACATCTTGTAATGGCATCTGCATTACAATTTGTCCTCTATCAGAATCTAGGCAAAGTGGTCGAGGAGCAGTGTCTGCTAAATATAAGTATGCATTAGAATCGAAACCACAAGAATCTGTAGAATCTCTTAGCCTTTGATAATCGGTATTGACTGTACTTAATACATCATCACTTGCAGGGTATGATGAATTTGTACCATCGAGGCCAGGACCAGATCTTACTCGCGTATCTGATATTGGATCTAACCTATCACTATCACTTTGCAAGGTGACTAAAAGTTTATAGACTGGATCTTTACCGAGTTCAAAGATTGCACGTTGTCTCAAACGACTAATATCATCGTTAGTCATTAACTTAAATTCGTGGTCACCACCCGACTTAATCGAGTTTGTATTGACTTCGAATTTTAATGGTCTACGGAAAGCCATGCTTCACCTATGCTGTAGTTGCCGCGCTATCCGTCGATAATAGATAACCTGCTAATAGTGTACTGCCAGCAGAATCTTGAACTGTAAATAACTGTGCATGTGATAGTGTGACAGCTTCACTTCGTACAGTAATTCTTTCTGCACTAAACTCATTGATAGCTGCGTTATCGATATATGCACTATCGATTACAGACAGATTTTTAAATCTACCACTATCATAGAAAAGTGATTCACCAGATAAGTGTCTTATTGTTGCACTATCAATATCAGCACTATCAAATCTCATATAAGATCCGGTGAGTTTATTGATATGTGCACTATCTATCTGTGCGCTGTCTATAGCTGCGTGTTCAGCGTGTAAAATACCTATGTCAGCAGAGTCTGCATAAATAGCTTGAAGTCTTAAGACACCCAGTGAGTCAAAAAGATAATTGTTTACACTATCAAGCTGTAAGTGTAACATATTTAATGCTGATACAATGTCAGAATCAGATTTTAAATAACCCGTGTGTATACCAGAAAAACCAGAGTCTAAGCTATCTAAATCGCCAATAAAACGTGCAAGCGAATTGTTTTTACCAATCCAGGTACCTATTGCATCTGATGCATTAATGAATATTCTGCGGGTCATAACTCTATTTATACTCCAACTATGTTATTCTACTAGCACTATCCCAAGGCGTTAATAAAAATCCACCACCATTAAAGACACCAGAATCAGTTTTTATGGTTAGCCTCTGTACTCTACGTAAAGGTAAATTGAATGTATCATCACTATCAAAATGCAGCGAATTAAATTCTAAGCTTGTAAAATTATTTGAATCATTCGGAAACCTAAACTGTTGAAAGTCAGAAGAATCAATAGTTGGTGTTGAATCAGCAATAAAGAAATTACCAACCATTAACTGATTAAATCTTCCACTGTCATAACTAAAAAATCCTGAGTCTTGCTCAAAGCCTGAATCTACATTTGATCTTCGTGGCATAGGAAATGGAAAAGGTGGGTCAGCGTCCGCGGGAGGACCAGTAAGTTTATTGATCCTACCGGTATTAAGTACTAAACCAAAATCTAAATTCTCACTACTATCAAACCAGACTTTTCCCGTCCCTGCATTATAGCTAGGATTATTTAATAATGAATAGTAACCGGCATGTGGACTGTCAAAATAATTAGCACCAACCTTGAAATATTGTCCACTAAGGTATGATATATTAGCGCTGTCAATGGCCAATAAACCTGTATGTGGATAATCAGAATCGCCTGGTGCTGAATCGCCTGGGCCAACATATCCAGGCGGAGGTAATCTATGTTGAGGTATAGGTACTATAAGTTGATCAACAGTTAAGTTATCAAAATAAGCACTGTCGGCTACTAACTTATGAGGTCCCATATTTGGAGGCAAAGATGAGAATAGCAAATAAGAAAAGTATTGTACTTTATTGTGTAAGAAGTTTACTTCTCGCACCGCATCGTGTGTTAGAGGAGGTACGTCTCTCGGATCGTAAAAAGTGTTTGCAGGATCATTAACTCTGTTATTAAAGTTTTCTGAAGTTACTAAAGGCGAATGATCAACACTGTCGAGGTTGCCAAGAAAAACACTTATCTGATTGATATTATCGATAAAGACGCCGATGGAGTCATCAATAAAACTACTATCTGCTATTCGTGCCATCGAGTTTACCTACAATTTGATTTAGCAGTAACTTTATATCATTGACATCCTGCTTTAGTGATTCAAGTTCCGCGTCTTTTTGTTTTCTTAATTTTTTTCTTAACTTAGCCTGTTCAACAGCATTATTATCATTACTTAATATAACACCGTTTTCATTTCTAACTAAGCTAGACTCACCCTCAACTTTAACATAATTCATTATACACTCAATGCAATAACTCTTAAATCTTTAATGAAAGGTTGCTTTGATTTATCAGTAGATCTCATAACTATTTTAATTTGAAACTTAGTAAACTCATCTAGCTGACCACCATCGCCACCAGGCAAGAATTGATAATCTCTGAAGATTACGAGATTTTCATCAATTGGATTGTTTGTTACTTCTGGCGTTAATGTATAACCTTGATCTTCAATATTTTGATCAGACGTAGCAGTTCTAAAATAAACTTGAAAGTCACAGCCCGGAGGTCTTTGTGCGGCAAAAGCTATTTTCAATCCAACTGCTGGATTTATAAGAGTAACAGCCTTTGTAATATGTTTAGTCGCCGCTGATCCGCCTCTTGCTGCTGTTTCATCTACGTATGTCAGTGGAGCGTTAAATCCAGTAGAAGCAGACGAATCTTGCCTATCTATTAGTGCATCAACTAGAGTTATAGAAGATCTTTGCATATCCAACATTGGTGTCACAAAATCGTCAAACGACTGAAAAGAGTATTGCGCTTCTAAAGATTTTACGTTTGCACCAAGTTCGCTAGTTTCAATAGCAGTGTTTGCTACTACATGCGCTTTTCTTGTGTAAAGAGTAACGTTTGGTCTTGAGTGCACGAAGTTATTAGACTTTTGATACGGCGTTTCAGTACCGGCAAATGATTTACCAGTTGTCAATTTCAAAGCAGATGCCATGTTAGTTTGAGGCGGGTTTAACAGTTGAGAATTTTTAAAGTAAATAGAGAAAGGTATGTTCTTAGTTACTTTGACATCAATTCCACCACCTATGCCATCACTATCAGCCGAGGCACCCGCATTAAATGTGTATCCTGTCCAGTCGACTGCAGTGATTGTTCTTGGACCTAAAATGTTTGGACCTGTGATACCACCAATATTACTCGCAGAATCTACACCTTCAATACGCACTGGATCATTTACAACAAAGCCGTGTCCTGGATCAAAGACTTGTACTGAATTACTTCCTTTAGTAACTGTAATAGGATCTATATCTAAAAGTTTTAAAGGTAATTCAGCATTTTGTAATATAGCCGCACCTTCAGTTGATGTATCAAATTTTGCTCTAAAGATTTCAAAAGTTAAGTCCTGCTCTTGTGACGGTGTAAATGTTCCACCGTTTTGAGAATAGAATAGTGTACCTAGTGCAGGATTTTTAGCAACCCTGCCGGCAGTGGTTCCAATTTCAAATTCATCGATTTGTGCAATAAATATTTGATAATCTGGTGAGTTAGTGATAGCTACAATAGCATAGTCACGGTTACCTTTTAAGTACAGTGGCTCTTCAAAAACAAAACTTGTAGCAAGTGTTGCTTGATCCGACACATTTACTGAGCTACCATTAACATACACAACTGAGCCAGGCAGAATAACATCTGTTGAAGGAAAGCCATCAACCATAGGTCTTACCTGAAGACATACCGGATCGCTAGTAGCTTTACTCTTAAAGTATAAATCTACCTTAGTTATAAAGCAACCCGTGTCTTGCTCAACGTAGAAAGACTGTGCTATCGGGTGTCTGTCGATTTGATAACCTAGTGAAGTTCCCATTTCTATTTCCTATATATTATGTCCACATGCCGCCGCCGCTAAAGCTACCACCGCCATGTATTCCAGTATCATGGTGACTTGTAGTACCACCACCCCATGTAGTCGCCTTACCAGAAAAATCATGCCCGTTACCACCTTGGTTCTGCGGTTGAGGCTTATGCTGCACACTTCTAGAATGTTGAATTCCAAGTACTCGTGTAGACTTCCATTCTTGGTCTACTGTGTCTAAAAATCCAGTTGCAGCGTAAAGTGCACGTGCTACTGTCGTAGATTTCTTTTCTTGATCAGCTGAAATATCTAAAATTTTAAATTCTACAGTACCTGTTCTAAATCTAATTTGATTAGTGTTTGGTATAAAGAACGATCCTTCGACATGTCCGTTAGCATCGCTTGTTATTGCAGACGATGATTCAGGGTGTGAAACAATATTGTTGTGTATGTTACCAAAATCAACTGGATCTTCTGAAATACGTTTGAATGTTTCTTCTCTAACAAAATGTTCTACATTTACACCATCAAAGAAACAGAACACTGTAGAGTTAGGTCTTAGTCCATTAGCTCTAAAGTAAACTTTACGTGACCTACAGAATGGTAATAGAGCAACGTGTACTACTGTTTGATTAATCAGATCTTCTACAATTTCGTCAGACACAACTTTGTTGACGTCAGTTACAATCTTAGTAGCCTGATCTGATGTTTTTGCATTTGTAGTACTGCCAACTGCTAGATCTTCTATTTTAGTTCCACCCCAGTTCCACTGCCAGTTGTTCCATAAGTAAGCTTGAGACGTATCTAGCTTGATTCCTCCGTCAATAACTTTCTTTGTTCTTACTTTTGTTTCTCTCCACTCGTCAGATGCGGGAGATAAATCAATGTCACCGTGATAAATTACAACTTCAAAAGGATTAATCTTTTGGAATCTTGATGCCTGTGTTTGTTTTTTATATGACACTTCTTCATAGTCGAGATATAAGTTATCACCTCTACGAACAATGTTTGTTGAGTTAGCAGAATCAAAAATTAATCTTATATTATCTTCGTTAAATGCTGTTGTCAGCAAGTTAACTTGTGGATCAATAGAAGCACGATAATCTGGTTGTTTTGTATCAGACATTTCTTGTGTAGAGAAATTATCTACAAAGAAGCCTGATTTAGTTCTATTCAACCCAGCAGAATCTAAAACTTCGAAGTTTTTAGTGTCTATTTCTAGTAAACTTAAAGCTGTTACTTCTTCTAGTTTATCGATTCTTTTCTCTACTTGCGCAATGTCTCGCATAGTGTAGCGTTTATGATCTAGCTTCTCCATTGACAAATCAGAGTCATTAAGAGTATTACCGTTGAATATAATTCTATATAGAGGCAAAGAACCTATTTCTAGTTCTGGATATTGAGGTATGAAACTTGGATTCCCTTTATTAAATGATGTTCTTCCGTCCCTAGTTACTGAAACAACCGCAGCTTGTGGAAGATAATAATTTATGTCAGCTTGTACTGTATCATTAACTTGCAAGTGTTCATGTATGCGAGCACCTTTTGTTGAATTTGTAAATTCTCCAGCAGAATCCATTACTGATCTAAAGTCTATACAATCTCTTAATTGAAGAGTTTCACCCATTCCATCACGATATGATGGAATTTCATCGTAGTCTACTTGTCCAGTGTATGAGTTAACTGCAAAGAAGTCCCCGTCACCAGCACCATGTTGAAAGTATTTGTATCTTACGTGTACTGGATCTGAAGGTGCCGAGAAACCATCTTTACGTATAAGTCTGCCGAGACCATAAAAGTTATCTCTTTGTCCATTGTCTAATTCATACCTATTTAAAAGATCAATACCGTCAGAATCACCTTCTCTTACTCGCAACAATCTAAATATATCAGCTTTAGCTAAGTTAATTACACCGTTCACATCTTGTAAAACTTGCGTTTCTTCTACTAGTGTTTTACTTCTAATAATACCTGTAGCTTTATTTACGAAAGCTAACACTTCCATTCCTGTCACACTAGCAGGTGCACCTGTAATAGCAGCGGATGTTGTACCTGTGCCAGCCACGCCAATTGGGTGTTGCCATACTGCACTATCTTCCTTTGCAAAAATCCAATCATTTACATTTGCAAAAGTTTCACCTGCTGCAGTAAGTGAAATTGATCCTGCTCCAGCACCATTTGTATTAAATGTGAATCTTCTTTGCGTTTGCAGAGATATATCATCCAGTGCTTGTGGTCTTTGCCTAGGTACTTTGAATATTGATATATTCTTTTCAGGCTCGAATAGCACAGCCTTGTTGTTTGGTCTGAATAGATTGAAATAAGATTCTTCAGAATTACCTATACTTACAGTATTTCTAAAGTTTTGACCAGCATTCATTTGTATGTCCATAAGATAATATCTTAGGCTATTGCTCGCTTCTCTGTGCACAGCTTTAACACGGCACGTACCAATTGAGTCTCCACCAAAATCTGCACCGTTCATTAATGCTAGTTTTTGGAATCGATCAATATCTGGCAAGCCTTTCGTATTTCCAGATAAACCTGCTGCAGCACCATTTGAATCGACATTTACTGTTACGAAGTTTCCGTAACCTGCAGGTGTTACTTCGTTTTCTATCTCTACAGTTGAAGAAGGCTTAGTAATTCTAGTTGTAAAAGGAGCAAGAACTCTTGAACGATATCCGTCAACTACTGCGATACCATCGCTAAGTTTCATTAGAAGATTGTCTTTATCAGAATCTAATTCAAATCTCAACCTAAATGGTTTTACTAAATAGTCACCTGAATTTTCTTTGATTCGATTTGCAACAAAATCTCTTACAACATTGTATGAATTCGTTTGATTTCTAGTTGATACAACTATACCTTCATTGATATTTACGAGAGGTACGAAGTTGTCAGATGCTTCTAAGTCTGTTTCATTTGTGAGAGTTAGTGTAATACGAAATCTATCAGCACCGGGTGCAGATGTGTTTGGCACTGAACCCTGATTATCATATAAGTCAGCGTCATCATCTACACCAACAACATCTTCTATAATTTTAAATCCTACAGTTTCGGTAGGTGAATCACTATACTTAGATACTATAACAGCTTGTGGTAAGGTAAATACAAAAAATCCTTTTACGAAATACAGTCCACTATCTACTGAGAACCGAGTACCTCGACCAGTTGCAGGGTTTGCATCGGTGTTAGTGGTCTGTACAGCAAGTGTGGTTGATCCATTTGTTATATTTTCACCTGCTGTAAATCTAACTGCGTTTAATCCCGCTTGAGCTGCTGGTGCATTAGTATATGCTACATAAAGTGTAGCTGGGTCTGAACCAGTCGCATTGACTACTTCAATTACACGTGCAGTGACTCCACTAGTCGATCCTGTAAATGTTGTGCCAAGTAGTGTAGAAGTAGTTGTAGGCAACGCAAGTGAAGTCGTATTAAGTTTTACAAACTCGTATGCTGTATTAATTTGTGTTGTTCCAGGTTTTACAACTCCACCTTCTTGAAATACATTACCACCGAATCTTTTAATTTGTTCTTGTAGTATAGTTTGAATTTGTGTAAGTTCGCGAGCTTGCAGTACCCTACCGCTATTAAAAAGAATTCGATAATAACCGTCACTATCTCTAAAGTCATCTTTGTACTTCGAGGGTATGAGGGTTGAACTAAGAGTAGTAGCCATTCTTTATTTCCTTAGAATTGTACGACAACTTTAATGTCTTCATTTTGTGCCAGCGCTCGACTTACAGGTTTTCTATTATCTATGTAGAGTATCGCACCAGTTTCAGGATCTACTTCCGGCGATCTTAAGGCTGAATCGATAACACCATCACCTGATCCATTTGTTTCAGTTATAAGCTCACCGTCTTGGAATGTTAAGAATCCAGTATCATCATTTTGATGATAGAATATCTGATTCGAATCAATTTCATCTATAATTGCTTTTGCTGATGTGGTTGAACCCTGAATAGTTTTATCAGCTGTAAATCCTGTAACAATACTTGATAACGTCATGCTCTTTAGTGAATTACCAGTAGTTGCTAAGAAAGCCGCGCCGGCAGAAGTGCGTGGATCTCGTACTAAGCCTACCTGTCTAAAGTCTTGATTTACAATCAAGTCTGAATCAGTGCCCAGTAAATCAGAATGGAACATAACTGATGTAGATCTTAAATCTTCTCTAGGATCTTTACCCATACCTGAGTCAGGGCCAAGCACTGCTCGGGCAGTTGCGTTTTGTGATGCACCACCTCCAGTAATTGAAACTATAGCCCTTGTATATCCAGTGCCAAATCCTTTTACGTCACCGTTGCTAGAATCTTCTGCTCTTATTCTTACGAGTCTTCCAGTTGCAGAATCAATTGTAGGTATAAATGAAGCGTTTGAACCTGTGCCCGTAATAGTTATTGTTGGTAGAGACGTGTAACCAGCGCCACCATCTGTTATGACTAGATTTAAAATTTCACCAACTTTTGCATTATTCTGTACTTCTTCTTGTTTTAGCTGAATACCAGTCGAGTTTGAATCAGTCGCACCTTGCACTTGCACTGGCATAAAGTTTGAAGACATAAAACTGTTTGCACTGGCTGCGCTTATAGTATACAAAAATTTCCAAACGTAACCATCAGCTAATCGCCTTGCATCGTTGTTTGAGTGAGTTGGTTCGCTGGTAGAAGGAACAGCCGTACCGGCAGCGTTTCTTCCAACTTCTAAACATACATATACTTGATTAGCTTCATTCTTTACATAATATGGACTTGCAGGATAACCTGCTTGTTGATCATCGAACTGCGAATATATAACACCTGACGCCCAGTTATTTCTTGGTACCACCAGTGATGTCGCTTCAACTTTCTTCACACCTTGCATTGCATTACGAAATGCTTGAATTTGTTGTGGTGAATTTGTTGGTGTTGGTACTGTTTCGGATGAATCCCACTGCTCTGATCGACCAATACCGATATAGTACTTCCTCGTATCAGCTGTAAACTGATCAAAGAAGTCCTGTGCTATCTGTCTTCGTAATGCGTCTGTTACTATTGCTGGCATATCTTATCCTATTAAGTACTTACTGCAGCACCAAGTGTTATCCTTAGAAAAGCACCTGAACCACTGTCAAAAACTGCAAGGCATGGATTTCCTGATGCTCCATTTCTTACAAAAATTAGTGCCCCATGATCTGGGTTGTTTGGTTTATTAGCTACCGTGTATGCATTTAAGTTAACTTGAGTTGTTCTTGTTAATATGTAATCTGAATCTACTAAAGTTGTAACTGCTCCTGAATCAACATAATTAAAGTTGCTTAATTGTTTTAGTCTTACGTAATCTGAATCAACTATTGTGGTTACTTCAGCAGAGTCAAGACCACGATTTGAATCAATCATTTTCTGTACTTCGGATGAATCTAAACCACCGTTAGAGTCGATCATCCTTTGTACTTCTGCTGAGTCTAAAGTAGAAGTATTGACTCTAGCAGTTACATAAGCTGAATCAATTAGCGCAGTTGCAAGACCTGAGTCAATAGAATTGGCTCTTACAATTAAAAGAGTCTGTGAAGAATCTTGCGCAATACCACTTCTTAATGCTATATAATTAGAGTCTACAATACCATTAATTGAATTTGCGATGCTTCCACCAATTGTAGTGTCAAGCAAAACTGTACCTGTAGAATCAGGTAATGTAATAGTATTATCTTTAGTAGGATCTGTAATTGTAAATGTAGTCTCAAAAGAATCTGCAGTTGCACCTTCAAAAACAATTGCATTACTATCAAATCCTACACCGAGATTTGCAGCTGCTCCGCCTGTTGCTACCTGTAAAGATGCAACATCAGTATATAATTCAGTAAAGTTATCGTTAATCTTGCCACCAGCAGTACGCAGGTCATCACCTGTACCATCATTGCCACTAGTTCCGATACCTATAATTTGTTTAGCCATCTTGTATCCTACACATTAATTGTTATTATTTATACTGAACTTACAGTAGAATTAACATAACTTTTAAGTTGTCTTCGATCAAATGTTTCAAAAGTGTTGTCGAAAGTAATTCTAGTTTGTATACCAGCAGCCTCAGCATCTTGTCTAACAGCAAATCCGCCTAGCTCGTCTAGACTGCTGTAAATTTTTGCTAGTGTAAGTAAGCTCACACCTCTTCCACCAAAGAAATTTGTAGTGCGGAAAGCATCGTATTTCTGTAGTGCACTGTCAGCATCTTGATCATCTGGTAATAATAATGCAACTTCTCTATCACCAGTCATACTAAATGATGCAGCTTCAATAACTTTTATTCTTGGATCAGGATCAGTAATAGACTCTGCTGTTATAATTGTGACTTGGCCCTCAGTTATAACTTCAACTTCTGCACCTAAAAAGAAACCTGCAGGGTGTACAAAATTTCTATAAAGTGTTTCCCAGTCATTTAAAGAAAGTGGAGATTTAATTAGCACTGAAAAGATTTGAAATATTCTACCATCTTGTAAAACAAATGCGTCTTCGGGCCCAATCTTACCCTGTGTTAAGTCACCAACTCTTAATAAGCTATTTTTTGGGTAAATGACTTCAATATTGTTTTCATCGAAGAAAGCTCTAAAGAAACCTTCTGCTGAATATAAAGAACCTTTGACTCGAAAAAAGTTACCAAAGTTTCTTAGTGCTTCTCTTGGAAATGTAAACTGTGTATTTGATACACCAAGAGCAATCTCATCGAGTACAAAGTCAAGTCTTTTGAGTGTAACATCCTCAACATCACGTATTGTTAGTATCTCGTTAACTATGCCACCAAAGTTTTCATCTGAATCTAAGTGTTCATAGTATGCTTCGAGAAATGTTACTAGATTAGGATAAGATGTTGTAAAGTATTCAGGTAATACTTGTCGTACTACGCTAACTTTATAACTCGACGCTAATCTGTCGTAATCTCTTAGTGTTTCAAAGGTGGCCATTTACGTAACTGATAATGATTGTGTTTGTCTGTCAATCTCTGCTGTTGCAGAAGATCTCGCAGTATCGAGTTGCAATATATAATTCCTCAAAGGTTTGATAGTACCTTCACTTCTAGGCGTTACTCTAATAGGTAAGAATGTCTGACCTGATATGAGCTGTGTAGGTCTGAATCCTACAAGGCTTACTTTACCAGACAAAGAATTGTATTCACCTACGTTGTCTAATAAAACGTTTCCATCCAAGTCTACTATTTCTAATATAGTAGATCCTAAACGATTCTTAATAGTACAAACAAGACCATTAAATTCGAATGCATCACTTTGCACTCTAAAGAATACATCGTCTGGTACTGCAATTTCTACAGGAAAGTTAACATCTAAAGTGTTCAATGTATTAATAGTAATAGTTGGTCTCATTTGTACACTTACATTGATAGTACTCGAAAGAATAGAATCATCCAATGCATCTATTTCGGTTAACAAATTAGACTTTCTAAATATGCCACCGAAGGTAGAAACATTAGCATCGAAGAAAGACTTCATTAAGTTAAAGACTCTTTCTTCTGCAGAAAGCAGTGTGATACCCGTTCGGCCAGGATCATATGCAAATCTTGTATCGAGTTGCAGGAATACATCCTCGGGATCTGTAAATTTAGTAGTCATAGACATTACAGAAAGATTGTTTGTGTAATTCGATTTTATTAAATCTTTGACAGACTGCTTTACTGCATCACTTGTATTCGCTTGAAATTGTAATGATATGTAAACTGCGCCATAATCGATGGGTTCATTTTGATCACCACTCCATACCGACGCACTTTGAACCTGTGGAAAGTTTGATTCAACCATTGCTTTATAGTCAAAAGATGTTACTAATCTTTTTTGACCAGCAAAAGCGATTGGCGCTAATTGTTTAATTGACTCTATAGATTGTTTTGCCGCTCCGCCTGTCGATTCTGTTACTGTTACAACGTTTAATGTATAATCTACTCCATTGACAGTAACATCAGAAGAAGGTGTAAATATTGTCCCGTTGTTTGCTGCAGCTCCTCTACTAGATAAGTATGTGACTACAACTTTTTCACCTGGCTCCGGTGATTTACCAAATGAAATACCATCTCCAAAGTTTAACTCATAAAAACCATTTGGTGATTCATTTAAAGAAAAGTGTGTGGAATTTTCATCCACTGTAATAGCTAAGCTAATAGGTGTGTATGATGTAAAAGATGTAGAGCTAGAAGATTCAAAAACATTTACTTCAGCTGTAGACGTATCTATCGTTTCATCTGGTATTACGTATATTTGTCTCTCTGTTTTTTCCGGCACAAAAAATGTTTTAGTTTTTTCAGTACCTTCTACTATAGGTAAACTTTCCGATTCATCTGTTGTCTTGAATACGTACAAACCAGTGCCATCATCTGATGCAAAGAAGGTTTCTCTTGTTCTAAAAGTATATGTTACACCGTCAATTGAACTAGTGAATAATGTTCCAGATGCTAGTTGCAGTCTTGCCGGCCGACCTGTTACGCCTGCTAAATTTACATTTAGATTTACAGTTGCGGTTGCTGCTTTTCTAGAAGATACTTCATACCCTAACGTTTGTGCGTGCGACACAACTGAACTGCGTAGTTGTGCAGTTGTAAGAAATGCTTCATTCAATGAGAAGTTAGCTGTTAAACCATTGATATGACTGTTATAGGCTAATACATCTAATATGTTTGATAAGCCTGAAGCTTCAAAATCGTAATCAGAAAACTCACTTTTATTTCTAAAGAAGTTCTTAAGATTAGTTTTTATGTTAACAAAGTCAAGGTCGGAAGATTTTATTTGTGCGCTCATTTATCTTAGCCTCGTTAAATTTAAATCGAGTGTAACAGTTTCACCAACGCTTAACACTTCGAATACAACGGATACTCTAACTACATTACGATCTGGTAATAGATCTACATCTACGCTTAAAACAGCAGCTCTTGGTTCATGCAATTCAACAGCTTCAATAATATTGTCAGCTATCAGTTCAGCGTCATCTCCCGTATCTAATTCAAAAAGAAAGTCATTTAGATTTCCACCAAAAGATGCATCAAAAGGTTTTTCAAACCTGTTAGTCATAAGTAAATTTTTAACAGACTGCTTAACAGCTGCTATCGCAGTTTTCTTAAAAATATCACCTGCAGGTTTTGCAGTAAAAGTCAAATCTATGTCAGAGTAATCGATACTTCTAGCACCAATGACTGAAGTACCAAACTGATTTCCGTCTTCTATAGAGAATGCTTTTGCCATGTTTCTATTTATACCACTTCTACTAATTCGTTTGTACTTTGTACATAGTTGTTAAAGCGAGTTTCTATTTCGTTAGTTGATTTTGTAATGTATGTTGAAGGCATTTCTGGCATAATAAGTATGATTTGCGCAGTAAGACTACCACCTACATTATACGTATCATAACTTAATATCATTTTTTCAAATTGTAAAGAATCTTTCCACCACACTGCAAGGTCGTAAGTTTTCTTTTTGTCTATCTCACCTTTTCTATTTCTCAATTCATATACAACACATCTACCTTTAGATTTCAAATCATTTATTCCACCCTCGGTCATTGTTTCATTTGGCCCGGCTCTGTATATACCTTCTGCAACAACCAGTCGATACTCATCGTACTCATCATCATCTATCATAATTGATTTCAATACCTGTCCATGCATATATAAATTACGTGCAATAGTAACACGGTCTTCTAGTTTTGTAACGTGATCGAATGTAATTGAATCTCCGTATCCACCTAAGAACTTAGCAATCGTAATACCATGGTCTAATTCTGTTCTTGATGTAATATTTTCTTGATTCTCAGGCTTATACTTTGGGTGAGGTACGTGTTCTATCTCAGCATTGATAACACTTCCTTGAAATCTTTTTGCTTCAGCACCAACAACTTTACCTAATACACTCCTAGATCTTACACGTCTTGGTGTTGCTTCATTAGAGATAACTCTATCAACACCAGGTGGTACACTATTTGAAAATGTAGCTGATATCGTATCTTCAGCTATGAGTGTACCAACAAACTTTGTTTTCTTTTGATTCAAAGGATCTCTTAGTTTTGACCTGGCTTCTGTAGTACTAAGTGTCCTGTCTGATACACCCTCGTAGTCTGCATTCCTATTTACCTGATTGAATAGTACATTACCTTGGTCAATTGTCACAGTCCTGACAGCGAATTCTGACTCACCTAGATAAGAAGTAAGTATAGAAGATGTAGGTTCAGCAGTTTCTTTATTAGTTGCTGTCGTTACTGTAGGTGTTCCACCAGATCCGGCTGCGCCTAATGCTGCAGTTCCTGCTTTGTTTGCCTCATCTGCTTTATCAGCTACACCATTTAAGTCACCATGAAATGTTGTGGCATGCATAGAAGTAGAATTTACACGATCACTGTGAGTAGTGTTAGCGTATATTACCATTCCATCGCCACCCATTGTACCTGTTGCACCAATAGCTGTCAAATCATTAGCACCAATATTAATACTAGGTGCAGATAGTACTGCTTCAGCTTCAGAAGTATGTGTCATAATACCTTTTGATAAAAACTCGGTAGTAGACCCATACATCGTAGAAGCTGCACCTTTGATAAATGTATTATCACCACCATGTGTCAAGTTAGTAGTGCTTTTAATTACCTGTCTATAATAGTTACCACCAACTAAAGATTGCACGTTCTTACCGATGTCTTGTCTGTAACCACCTTTTATATCTTCTTCGTGATCACCAAACACATCAACGTTATAACTTCCACCTACACTTAAATCGAAATCGCCATCAACTCTCATCTTTACGTTGCCATGGTAAGTTATATCACCGTCACCTTCAATGATAATCTTTTCATCGCCTGCACCAATACGCACAGTATTCTTTGTACTGTAAATAAGTATCGTACCATCAGGTTGCATCTCAATACCGGTACCTTTTCGATGTTTGAAAAGTATACGTTCACGCCCCGGTGTATCATCATACTCTTGTACATGACCTGACACTGTTCTACGAACTTGGTTGTATGGATACTCTGAAGATGCGAAATCTTTAAACTCAAGGTTAGTTCCTATAGTGCCACCTCCGTACGGCAGCGTATTTTCTTCTATACCACGTGCTTCAAGGTTTGTAGACTGTCGACCAGTATATTGTCTGAATGGATACGTATCTGAATTGTCAGCAAACCCATCAGGATTTTTTTCTAACTTTTCAGTTATTTTCATTGCCTTGAGTTGTTTATCACTAATACTCATCCGTCTTCATCCTCGCTATATCTTTTCAAATAATCACCAACATCAAAACCTACACCTAAAGCTAAATCATTTAATAAATCATCACCATGTGAATAACCTTCTATATAAGGAAATACTTTTACGATTGTACTTAGCATAGTATCTAAGCTTTTCCAAGCTTCGTCAGTAATTGATTTTTTGCTGTAAGTTTGTTGAGTTTTTTCAATTTCAGAAACTGCGTGGCCAGCGTCTATTATAATACTAATTCCATCTTTCAATTGTTGCTCTGCAAATTCTAAATCAACTTCAACCGGTGGAAAGTTTATATCACCGAATGCACTGAGCAATCGACCTGCAGCATCTTTGTCTGCAGCATAACTTTTTGTATTAGGAAAAGTTTCAAGCGGCATTACTCTTTCGATCGTACCATTCTTACCTACAAAATAGTGCATCCATGCAGCACGATCTCTTTCAGGTATATTGTCAGTCCCTATATTAAGAACTTGAAACTGTATTCTCTTAGCTGTAGCTATACCATCATTATAAGATTTTGCACTTGTAAATCTTCCGTCTGACGCACTACCTGTCCAACCTATGTTAACGTTAGTAATTTTCCTTTTAATTGTTTTTAATTCAAGCTCTAATTCTTGTGCACTAGTCACACGTGTGTAAATAAAATCGCCAACCTGACCTGATGTTACACCTATTTTTTCAATCGGTGTTGTAGGTTCGGCGTTAATTTTTAAATTACCTTTTTCTAATGAACTGAATAGATCTGTAAATCCTTTTTCATTTATAATGTTTGTTGGGAACTCAACGTCTGGCGCTTGCCCGAGTTCAGGTATTATCTGTCCTATTTCCTTAGATGTTTGGCCACCCATAGATTTACTACCGATATTACCTAAAACATTTCCAAAGTCGACTCCCATATTACCAAATGGATTACGTTCTACGAGATCATTTATATTTAATCCTCTATTCTTACCTAGCTCTTTTGTTATTAAACTTGCGTCAGGTGCAGTAGGTGTGTCAATTGGAAAATTATCAACTGGCAACTTTAATTTGAAAGAACCTAGTGGATTATCTAGTTGATCCATTTGTATACTAGACGTTAGCTTCTGATCAATTACAATCTCATCAACTGGATCATTTGATGGGTCTAGTAACTGATCTGCCTGTGCAGGTAAAGTCTCTATAAGATTTGTTACTCCATCTGGGTCAAAACCAAACTTGCGAGCTGCTTCTTGAAAATTTGGATCCTCTGCAGCTTTCTTTGATGCTAGTTTCACATTAGCATCTATTTCATCTCTATTTAATTCAAATCCTTCTTTTAATGTGGCACGAATAGCTTTGGGATTAGCACCTGTTATCGCAGGATGTACAACATTGTTTTCTTTTGATGTTTTACCAGTAAGAGCGTCAATCGCGGTTTTGTTAATAGATGAAGGAGTTTTAGTATTAGATGTTGTACCAAGAGTTTCAGTTGCTTTTGCTGGTATAGGGTTTGGCTTACCTTTCTTTTTAGCATCTGCAGCTTTAGCTTCTTGTGCCAAAGTTTTAAAACCACCTATCATAGTTCCTAAGTCACTTGAACCACTATTAAAATCACTGAATAATTTTATTGCTTTTTTCTGACGTGCTTTTTCTTCAGCATCAAGAGAACCAGAAGCTTGTTCGATTTGATTTAAAGTGTTTTGTAAACTTGGTCTTGTGATTCCGTCAGCCATTATCTTGTCATCTTTCTAAAAATTTCATCAGCAGCATTAATCCTTTTTTGCTGTTTTTTAATTTTTGGATTTTCAAATCTATCTTCAAAAATAAGGCAAGCTTCTTCAGGTGTCTTTGCTCTTTTTAACTCATTATACCTATAATACTCTTTATGGTCATTTAATTCTTTGATTGTGAATAAAAGTTGTGCATATAAACTTTGCCATCTTAAATTTCTATCACCAGCGAACTGTACTAAATTTTGGTATCTTGCAACACTAGGAGCTGAGTTCCACTGTGCAATACCAAATGATCTTTCTGGTGGTGCAGACTGTGCTACAGTATTTAAGTCACCAGTAATTTGTGCACCTGATTCTATGTAGAAGTTACCAAGTATTCCACAAGCTTGTTCAGCTGTAAATCCTCCGCCCTCTTGTGTTAAAAAGAAATTGAATGCTTTTTCTATATTGCTAGACCCACTTAAAAACTCTTCATCTGTTTCTTTCGCTGACTTTGGTATTGTTAAATCGACATTGTCAAGATGTGACGAGTGTTGTAATTCATCTGGTATGCTAGCGTAATCTACAAAGTAACTACTATTAATTGGTCTTTCGTACCTTGGTACAGAACCAAGAATTAAAGGTAATTGTGAATTTTTGCCATCTAAAAAAATACCCCAAACCTGTGCTTGTGGCTTTATACCTATGTTTGTTCCTATGCCTGATGATCCACCTTCAGTTACAGGTATTAAAACTTGTGCCCAAGGCAAATCACCGTCAGGTACGTCAGTTGAATTTTCACTATGCACACCAAATATTCTAACTTTTACTCTACCAAGTTCTAGTGGATCATTTAAACTTTTTACTGTGCCAATAAACCATCGCGTTTCATCACCATAGTAATCTTTATGCGTATTAGGTATCATTGACCAGACCTCAAAAAAGAATCATTTTTGAAAGATGCGTTCTTTACACATTCTAGTTCTATATCATACTTCTCTGCGCGTATTGAATGTTTACAAGCGTAGATTAAGTAATCACCAGACTTTTTCAAATCAAAACGTAGTCCAGCATCATTAGGTTTATTTGATTTGAATCCTAATCTAACAATGCTTCCAACTGACCTGTGATTAGTGCCGTCTAAAAATCCTGCACCGCTTACACGTACACGCATTGTTTCTTTTAAAAGTATATGCTTCATTGATCTATTATATGCTTTTTGTATATGTCCTTTACCAGGTTCTTGATCATAACTTCTAAATCTGTTGGTGCCGTCTTCGTAAGCTCCACTTTGACTTAGCTGATAAATTTTTCTTGCATTTTTTTCATTTATTCTATCACCATCAATTTCTAAATTAAAAGGCATATTGTGTCTTCTATCAGACTTTGCCGGTAAAAGTGTACTCAAAGGTTCTTCCGCATTTAAAAACTGCTTTGTTGGTTTAGCAGCGTGAGAATCATAATAACTATACGTAGAACTAATTAATCCTTTTTCAACTAAACCAAACAAATCATCTACATTTTTATGTTCATATTTCATAATTGGATAGTTTCTGAATACACCACCTTCTATTTCTGTGTATAGATTATGAAGACCGTGTATAAAAGGAGCCTTAGTATTAAAAGGCCGTTCATTTAGCATATCATCTAAACTTATTAAGTTTAAAGCCGGACCATCAAAAACTGAAAACAAATAATAAGGTATACCATCGCGGGTTGTCATTCTGTTTTTAATCCAACACATAGCATCTAGAGGTTGCATGTTTGGAACTATTACTTTTAATTTATTTTGATATACATCACCTGTGTTAATTATTTCTTTTTGCAGATAGTCTTTTGAAATATTTTCTATAATATCTACAGGTGAACCACTGTAGCTTTTATTGACATTTATAAATCTAGAAATAAATGCAATGTCTTCAATCATATGAAAAGTAATTAATTCAGTTGTTTCATTAGCTTTAACTGTACTGATAACTCTATCGATGATAAATGTTTTTTCTATTCTTTTACTTGATTTTGTTTGTTTAAGAGCTATCGTTACTGAATCACCTCCATCAAAACCTAGTCTATCATATAATCTTTCAGTATCTATAAATGCGACCTGTCCTGTAATATAAGGCAAATCTATGTGCTCAAATATTTCTATATCTGTTACTAACCCGTAAATGTTAATCCCTGCTGGATTGACAAAGGTATTAGAATTTAGAATAACTGATTCTAATTCTAAACCCCTAGTAACTCTTTCTTGACTTTCAGACATTAGGTATCAATTGCTTGCTTGAATATTGCGTTAATTTCTTCTATGTTTTCTTGTCTTATAACTCTAATTAATCTTAAGTCTTCATTATCTTCGAAGTATCTATCAATATGAGTTACTTCCGTAAGAAGTGCACCAGGTCCAGATTCTGGATCTATATCAACTCTTTCTCCATCACCATCTATATAGTGATGTGACGCTAAATGCTCGTCACCTGTTGAATTAATTATGACCTCACCTGTCACACCTGCAATCTGTGTTACGTTACGTACTACTTCCCCTGCTATAAAATTTGCAGTTGTCTTTTTATCTACGATGATATTGCCAAGATCTAAGTGTCTACGTAGCACAATTCCTCTAGCACCGGATTGTAAACCTTCCACAGTTTCTCCTGGCAACATGACACCAGTTAATGAGTTTCTTGTGTTGATAAAAGTATGTGGAAAATCGACTTTTACTTTTTTTTCTATTTCACTGTTTGATAGAGGCCAACCTCGCTCTTTTATCTTATCATTCATTAAAGCAAATGTCCAATGATAAGTTGGAACACCATATAAGTAAGAAGAAGTTTGATCAGGCCTATCACCATCTTGCACATTGTATAGAGTATAGAATGAAGAATTATTTTTTAATGATTCAAATATATCGATATTAGCAGAAATGTTTTGAAATATTTCTGATGTAACTCTCTGGCCACCTATTTCACTTAAGTTGCCAAACACATATGGTATTTTAGGAAAGTGTCTGAAGTAGTCCATTAGAAACCTGCCTCTACATCTTGTCTGCTCAATGCTCTGTACTCTTGGAATATTAATGTCAAATCGATTTCAGATGGTTGTCCATCATAATGAAACACAGCAGCAGTTCCGTTGACCGTAGTAGTCATATCTCTTAAATAGCATAAGAGTATTTTTGGAACTTTTAAAGAACCATTATTAAAATTAAAATCTATCTTAAAAATGTTTGGAAATTTATAACCTATAGGCAAGCCACCTCCAATATCAATTGATTCTGGATACAGTTCACTTCTAAAAGATCTTATTATTTTTTCAATCTGTAAAGCCTCAGGAGCAGAAGTTGCAATTAGTTTAAATTGAAAAGTAAAATTACGTATGTTAGGTCTATCAAATATAGCGCGTGTCCCAGTGTTTATTCCTGTTTGCGTAGCAGTTTGTAGTGCAGCTTTTGCTCCTTGGCCCGGTACAAATCTATTCACAGCTCTAGCAGCTGCTACCTGCGCAGCCTCTTGTTCTAAAGCACCTGTTACAAGATCAAACATGTTTGTTATACCACTGAAAACTGCTTGGTTCAATGCACTCAATAAAGCACCACCGTTGTTAGCAACTCCAAGTGCAGTTAAACCGCCGGGACCTATATCTACTGGATTATAGTTGACACCATCTTGATAAACAAGACCAGGTGGCAAGTGTAAGTATATAATTGGTGCCTCTGGACTTCTAAATGTTTTTAGATTAGTAGCTTTTTGAGCAACAGACCCGGCAGCTGCATCTATTTGAAACTCAGATTCTGCTATACGTCCTCCAAGTGCACCAGGTGATAAACCAAGTTTTTTAGTATCACCACCTACTACTGCAGTGTCTGGGTTAGGATTATTTCCAAAATCATCCACGCCATCAAATCCACTTCCAGTACCCTCTCTATTTTTGCGACCATCGAAACTTTCTATAAATTCAGCTGTGTCTTTGGCAGCAGCATTAAGTTTTTTTAAAGCTTTATCAAACATATTTTGAGTTGCTTTAGCATCGACTTGATATGATTTTATTTTATGTACAGTGAATCTCATCCTGGCTGGATAATTATTTACATCGTTGGTTGGGTATGAAAGAATCTCACTCCTACCTTTAGCCATACCTGCTCCAGAAGTAACACCTCCACGTGGCACAGATACAGCTTTAGATAATAGCTTTACAGTATCTGCTTGTGAAAAGTTAGCTTTCGTAATACCTTGTCCTTGAGGTGACCTAGCAAAATTTCTTGCTGACATCATATCACTACTGCGATCGCGTGCCATGCTGACTCCTATAAATAAAAATATCTGAAACTATTTATAACGAAAAATGCCGTATTCTGGAAAGTATAAACCAAACACAAATAAGTACAGAGGTGATCCTAGCAAAGTGATATACCGATCACACTGGGAAAAGCTTTGCTTTATGTGGTGCGATAACAATCCAAATGTAAAACATTGGAGTTCAGAAGAAACAGTAGTGCCTTATCTTTGGGAAATAGATAAGAAGATGCACAGATATTTCGTTGATTTGAAAATAACATTTAACGACGGCAAGACAATCTTAGTAGAAATAAAACCCGATAAAGAAACAACACCACCAAAGAAACCAGACAAATCTAAAAGATATATTGGTGAAGCATTAACATATGTAAAGAATATGAATAAGTGGGAAGCAGCGACCAAGTATGCTAAGGACAGAGGATGGGACTTTCAGATATGGACAGAGAACACGTTAAAAAGTATGGGAATCATGAAAGAACAAAAAGGTAAGTTAAAACCTTTAGCACCTTTAAAGCCTTTCCGCAAAAAGCGTAAAAAATGATATAAATACTTGTATGTCTAATCTATTTCAAAAGTTAGAGTTTGAAGCTTTTCGTGCTGGTATAAACCCACGTACAAAAGAAGCACAAAATTGGTTTCGTAAAAAAGCACAAGCGATGGGTAGAATCAATAGACAAGAACTATTAAAAGATGATCAAGTAAAACTCGTAAACAGGCAGAATCCATTGATTGGCTCTATGAATATGTTCTTCTATGATCCAAAACATAAAGATACATTACCTTACTACGACAGGTTTCCCTTAGCTATAATAGTTAAACCGGCGCCTGGTGGATTTTATGGATTGAACTTACATTATTTGCCAAACGTTTTAAGGGCAAAATTTTTAGATGCTTTATTAGATATAACAAACAATGATAAGTATGATGAAACAACAAAATTTGATGTAACTTTAAAGCTTTTACAATCATCCAGTAAAATGAAATTTTTTAAGCCGTGTTTAAAACACTATCTTACACGACATGTAAGATCAAGACTTGCCAGAGTGCAGGCACCTGAATGGGAGATTGCTACATTCTTACCAACAGCACAGTTTGAGAAAGCAAATAAGAGCACTGTATATACAGATTCAAGGAAAGCAATATGAGTAGTATAGATCAACTTAAATCACTCGCATCGTCTAAACTTGGGTTTGCACGTTCAAATCAATTTCTAGTAGAATTACCTACAACTTTTTCTGGTACGACTGGATTTTTGGGTCAGCTGACTACGTTATTAACAAGTGGAGTAGGATTAGGATCTGGAGGTGGTGACTTAAATATTCTTTGTGCTGCAGCTACGTTACCTGGTAAACAAATACTTTCTACTGAAAGACGTATAGGTATGGAGTTCCAAAAAGTAGCGTATGGCTACGCAGTAGATGATGTAACACTTTCTTTTTACTTACTCAATGATTATGGAACAAGGAAATACTTTGATGAGTGGAGAAAACAAACTCTTAATGAGGCCGGAGGTATCGCTAACTACAAGAAAGATTATGCTAAAGATGTGAAGATACATCAATTAAGAAAACCAATTAAGAATATTGGAATTGGTTCTGGACCAATTAGAGTAAACATAGGCCTTGGCACCGGTTCTGTTTATTCTGTAAGATTAATAGACGCATACCCAACAACAATACAAGCAATCGAACTAACTAACGATCTAGACGGATTAGTGCAAGCTACAGTACAACTTTCTTATACAAATTGGGAAAGAGTTTCTAGTGGACAAGGATGGATCTCAGCATCTGCAGGTATAACCGGCGGACTAGGTGATTTGACAAGCTTTTTATAGGAGTAAATAATGGCACTGCCAAAATTGAATGAAATGCCTAAGTATCAGGCAACAATACCATCAACACAAAATGAAATTACATTCAGACCATTTGTGGTCAAAGAAGAAAAGATTCTTCTGATTGCTATGGAATCACAAGATCCAAAGCAAATTGCAGGATCTATTTTAGACACAGTAGTATCATGCGTATACGATAACGTAGATCCTAAGTCTTTGACATCATATGATGTTGAATACTTGTTTATAAAGATACGATCTAAATCAATTGGTGAAAACACAAATGTGAATTTAATTTGTAAACACTGTGAACATGAGAATGAAACGGCTATTAACTTAGAAGATATAAAAATCGACGGTAATCCATTACCTAAGAATGTAAAGCTAAGTGACAAAGTATCTGTTGAAATGAAACAGCCTACTTATTTAGATATTGCATCGAATGAAAAAGTGACCGGTGATAGTGCTATGGATAGAATCTTTGGTCTGATATATGAATCGATCGCTGCGGTCGTTACTGCAGACGAAAGAATTGATATGTCTGAAGTAAACTACAAAGAGTTTGAAGAATTTATAGAATCGATGAGTTCTGAACAGTTTGGTAAGATACGTGAGTTTATGGAAAACATTCCTACACTGCGTCATAAAGTAAGTTTTAAATGTGAATCATGTGGTAAAGATAATGAAATTACATTGGAGGGCATGCAAAGTTTTTTCTAATATGTCTATCTCATTCGAATCTGATGGTGCACTATAAAACAAACTTTGATCTTATGCAACATCATAAATATTCACTTAATGAGATAGACATGATGATACCTTGGGAAAAAGAAGTTTATGTAAGTATGCTTATTGATTTTATAAAAGAAGAAGAACAGAAGTATAATCAAGGAAGATAAGAAGTTATGGCAGAACTAAGAGATGTAATTGATACACTAAACGCTAATAACGAAGATACAGTAGCGATGAAGGAAGAACTTCACGCGCTGAACGTGCTTTTGACTAAACGCTTCTTAGGTAAAAACCTTGACGATCTCGAGGATAAAAGAGAAAGCAAGCAGAAGGCTAAAGCTTCTGCACCTGCTAAAAATACGAGTGTTGCAAGTGGTAACACTATGAACTTCGGTGGCTTAGGTGGCATGTTGGCTGGAGGAGGCATAGGTCTTGGTGCAGTAGGTGCAGGCCTTGGAGCATTCTTTACTGGATTGGCCGGTGCAGACGCTATCATGAATAAATTTGGATCGGGTGATAATCTTAAAAAATTAATGATTAACCTAGCTGATGGTCTAAAAGCTTTCGGTGATAGAGAGCTCTTAGCACTTGGAGCACTACTCGCCGGTTCTGCACTATTTGTTGCCATGCCAGGACTAGGCGGTGGTGACATAGTTGTAGGTCTAGGTGCCATTGGTATAGGTATTGGAGGATTTTTTGCTGGCTTAGCTGCTGGTGACGCTGGCATGAAATACTTAGATGCTGACGGTAATAAAATAAAGAACATGATGAAAAATGTTGCTGAGGGCCTGAAAGCTTTTGGTGATAGAGAACTCTTAGTTCTCGGTGGACTTATTTCTGGTTCAGCGCTTTTTGCTGCAGTAGGAGGACTAAAAGTTGCAGGTGTCGCTGCAGTTGGTCTGACTGCGATAGGCTTAGGAATAGGTGGCTTCTTTGCTGGTCTTGCAGCTTCAGACAAAGCAATGTCTTATATGGACACTGACGGCACAAGACTAAAGAACATGATGACGAATGTTGCCGAAGGATTAGGAGCTTTTTCTGGTAGAGATTTAGCTGCAGTTGGTGCAGCTATGGGCGCGGGTGGCGCACTAGCTGCTTTGTTCCCACCAACAGTTACCGGTAAGGCTGCTGTAGGTATGGCAGCTATAGGCGTTGGTATTGGTGCATTCTTTGCTGGTATTGCAGGCATTGGTGACTTAGCTGCATTTGTTGGAATCGATGGTTCAGGCTTTAAAACAATGATGACTAATATCGGCGGTGGTTTAAGACAACTAAACGATATTGACCCAGGTTTACTTACAAAGGTCACTGCACTCGCAGGTTTAGGTCCTGCGATAATATCTATGTTGGCAGGCAATTTAGCGTTCAATACAATTGAGGGTACAATTAAAGCTGCCAAAAAGCTTTGGTCATTTTTAACTGGAAAAGATTTTGAAGGTGATGGTAAGACTTCTACACAAAATACATTTCAGGCTATAGTTGATTCACTAGCCCCACTAAAAGATTTAGATACGTCACAAATAACAAGTCTAGACAAGATGGGCGATGCGATAAAAAGATTTACTGATGCGTTAAAAGGATTAGCAGATGTTAAGATTGATGCAACAGGTGATAAGTTAGCTGATTTTGCTCTTTTGGCATCTAATTCAGGTAGTCTTATGAAAGCCATGGCTGAGGGCGGAGAGTTTACTTTAGTCAGACCTGGTAAAATTTTGGATAATACTTATAAATTTCCTGAAGGCGGTGTTATGAAAATAGACGTTCCTTTAGATCAACTACAGGAACGCATGTCGCAGATAAGGCAAATT